TTCTCTGCCTTCTCCTTCCAATGCGCCTTCTTAGCCTCTTTATCAGCCTTTTTCTTTTCAGCCTCCTGGTAGTTTTCTTTTCCTTTACGCATAGCCTCATGATGCTTTGCCTGTGCTAAAGGAACAGTATACTGTTTGCTCATAAGAAATCTCCTATTCCAGGTCGTGTTACGTTATCAATCCGACCCCAGCCGGACTTGTCCTTTTTCAAGAACGCACTCATCTCATATCTAGCAGCCGCCAGCTTCTCTTCGACACCCATAATAGTACTATTATTAAGGGTAGCAAATCGCTTAGCTAGCATAGCAACTAGATAATTATACATGATCCTATTCGGATAAGTAAGCAATGTATCAGGTGTCCATCCCAGTTCCTTAATCTTGCCATCGTCATCATAGTCAGATACAATAGCTCTCATTCCAGTATAATCATTAAACTTCACATCGCAATACTTTACATTACTAGGTCTACCTTGATAATCAAAGGGATTATACCTTTGTACCTCCATATTACCAAGCACGTTCTTAAATATGTATGAACTATAATCTCCAGTATGCACTTCTTGATACGTTATGAATACATAGGGATTATCAGCTTTCCAGAATACTATGGTATAGTTGTCTTTATTAAACAAGTAACTTAAATCATTTACAATGGACGTATCAATTTTATTTTGAAAAATGAAAGAATCTAGGGTGTCGTTTATGAAAACTGTGTAGTTACCATAGCGCTGTTCGAAGGATTGAGGAGGTATAGTGTAATCAGGACCAAGCAACCTGGGGTCTCTGTTATTCTTAGTAAACGTAACAAATGGAGGTTCTGGAACATAAGACAGCCATATAGTTCTAGACAAAGCATCTTTACAAAACAAATCATTACCGCTAATATGAAACGTACCAACTGAAGTAAGGTCTCTCATCCCAGCTTCTTTATATACTTGCCTATTGAACCCAACAACTTCCTGAGCATGGTACACCTTAACTGTGTTCCGTACATACGGCGGTAAATGAGTCAGCTCATCCTGTAACTTAACAGTTGTGCTATAGAACCCATCATCTATCATACATACTTTTTCATAAGTATATGACCATATCTCAGTAAGCGTATTTATGCAGTCTCTGAAACTAAAGCTATTGAGCGCCTTAGTTTGTGCCAGGTTCATGGCATCTTCAAGTGCGTCTGACGCAAACGACTCAAGCTTCACTCTTCTTTTCCTCTGTAGGTTGTTCAGGAGCAGGTTGATTTGCCTGAACCTGTGCTTCTATAAGCGCCTGATACCATGCTGTAAACGACTCACATATCCTTTGTCGCATAGTTGTAGTGTTCTGCAACTGTAGCTGAGCAGCGTTGATTAACTGATCTTGCATCTCAAGTAATGTCATTTACTCAGCTCCCACTAAACTTTGTAATAAGTGCGTTAATCAAATTGATTATACCACCAATAGCTTGCTGCGCCACATTAGGATTACTAATGTCCCAGTTAAGCTGCATAGCTTGTCTGAACCATGTATCACTCCAGTTGTTAATAAGTACCCCAAGCTTTTGATAAAACTTCTGATACTCTGCATTAGTCATCTGTGCCATAATAGCTGGGTTAATCTGCGACTGAAGCTCAGTTATCATGTTCTTTACATTCGTAACCCCATTAGATAATCCTTTGTCTCTAGCCCCAGCAACCTCCAGCATGTTCTGTAACTTCTGCGCGTCCAGCCCTTCAAACACTGAAGCTATCTGTTGTAACGTATTTTTCCATTTTTCCTGTAGCGCAACATCCATCTTAAATCTAGTTTGCTCCTGCGACAATCCAGTACCCCATGCTTGACGCTGGGCTTCAAATTGTCTATTTAGATCCTGTAGCTTAGTATCTTCAGTAGCAAAATCAGCATTTGGCTGATCCCATGTGGCTTGACCACTACCACCACGTTGTATAGCAGCCCCGCCAGTTCTTAAGACTTTTTCATTTCTAATTACATCCGCATCTCTAGCCCTAGATTCTGTAGCCGCCATCTCCGGACTTTTCTCAATCTTCTTAAAATCTAAATCATCAGTTTGTCTTTGTGCTCCAGGGTTATACAGCCCTTCAGTGCTAACATCTTCTTTTACATGCTTACCAGCTGCTAGATAAGCTGGATCCTTAGCATAGTATCTAGAGTCTTTATCAGTAGTATTAAGATATGTTTTGTCTAATTCTATTTGATAATTTTTCCCAGGTGCTGGGGCTGCAAACGCTACTCCACCTTTATTGTCATCATCAGTAGTAGTTTCATCCTTTTCGACGTGTTTTTGTCCACCCCTAACACCAGCAGGACGAGCTTCATCATCTCCACCAAACCATTGTAAATCAAGCATGTTGTAACATAGCCTCCAGTTTCTCTACGCGTTCTTTAAGTATAAGGTTTTGTTCACCAAGAGCTTTTATAGCAGCCGGTAAAGGCATAGCCATACGACTAGCGTCTACCTGAAGGAATCCGCCAGGGCCTTCCTTAACAGCATCTGGGAATACTTCTTGCAGATCCTGTGCCATAGGCCCATTGTGTGCTATAGTAGGATCATTGTCTGGACTTATCTTCACAGCTTCAGGTTTATAATGATAATCATAGTTCTTCACATCGCTGTCAATTAACTTTTCCAGCGTTTTATCAGTAGGCCATTCTTTACTAAGTTCATCGTAGGCATCATTAAGGAACTTCAGTTCATTAGGATGACGCTCAGCATCTGGGTTAGCTGTGTAATCATTATATATGGCTTCCATTAAGCCCAGCTTATCCCCAAACAAATAGTCTTTCAATGAAGGATCAACTGGTTTATCTGAACGCAGCATCTTCAATCTGATCTGTCCATCACTGGGCAGTTCTCTAAGCAGCCCATGTACTTGCTTCACGCGCTCATCGCACGTATTCACATAGTCATCTAGGTCTTTAAGATTGACATCGCTACCTGTCCCAGTAGTAACTACTGGTTTCTTAGCTCTGGCTATCATAGCACCTACATGCCCAAGGCCCTCTGAAGTAGGCGTAGGTCCCCACTTGTTCTTAGCTGCATGTTCCAGGAACCTATTAGCATTTTCATCCGTAAGTCTAGCCGTCTTAGCTGCTTCAGTATTAGTCCGTATATCAGTACCCCAGTCCCGAAGTGGCCTTCCTAAATCTGGTACATTAACAGCCCCTTTTCCTATTCCCTCTCCCTGTCCAAGCACGCTGGCTACAGCACCTAAACCACCAACAACTTTACCAAGAGTATCATTAAATTTTTCAGCTTTAGTAGCGTTAAAGTCCAGTTTCAATGCGTCGCCAGTAGTTTCTTCCTCTATACCAAAGTCCTCAGCATTGGCTGGATCAAAGGGTACACCAGCCACCTTCATAACAGGCCCTCGCCATGTCGCTAACGCCTTAGCCCGTGCAGCATTATCAACTTGTTTCCCATTCTTGTCCACGCCCAACTTAATCTTAGACGCCAGCTCTCTTACATACTCCAAATGATTGATGGCTTGGTTTGCTACACCTAAGTTAAACGGCTTAGCACTACGAGCTTTATTAAATTGATCTTCATAATACTTTATTACTTTGGCTTCTTGATCACAGGTAACATCTTTTAGGCGTACATCGCTGTCAGGTGGTATAGCGGGTTTCTTTATTACATCAGCAACATCATAGACATTTATATCATCAGCTGCATCTGAGCCAGTGCTAGATTCATCATACCAGTCTTCACTAGCATTAACGCCAGTATCTGGGTCTATGGCTGTAGAATATGCACCTTCCCTAGGCGTATAAGTCCCAGCATCATGCGCCTGGCCAATACCTGAGTTCTCTATAACGGCTGGTACAATATCTCCTAACTCAATATCTAATACACCCATACCTAACCCCTTATAGGACTATAAATAGTCTCATTGATTATCTTAAGGTTTTCATCACTACTAATTAGATCTTGTATCCCTTGATAGTCCCTTTTATCCAGTAGCGTTTTTAACTGCGCTTTCAAACTATTGTCAGCTGTCTTCATCCATTCAGTTAGCCGTTGCTGATCATTAGGTGTTAAACCAGCAGCACTAGCTTTCTCAGGTAGACTATTATCATCAGCTTCAGTCCATTGCGCAGCAGCCACCTCATTCTCAGCATTCTTTGCACTCGCGCCTGCATCACCAGTGGCTCCAGCAGCCGTCCCACCGCCAGCCTCCCTTAATCTATCTGCTTCTTCTTTCTCCCGTACCAGCTGCATATCCTGTACTTCTTTTTGGCTAGTACCAACTCTATATGACTGCTGATTATCCCGTTGTCTAGCTTGCGTATCAAGGGCGGCTTCTCGTTCAGCCTGTGCCTTAGTATCCATGGATAATCCAGTCTGTTCATCCTGTCGCTTCAACGACTCTTGTTGCGCCAGTATATTTTGAGCATTGTCTCTAGCACTAGCCGCAGCCTTCAGCCCAACAATACCTGCAGCTCCAGCACCAGCCTGACCTAGCTCAGCCTGTTTCTTAGCAGCCTGTGCTTGTGCTGTAGTCGTGGCTTCAGATTTTTTTCCAGTCGCAACTTCAACTGGCTCCTGCGCTCTTGCAGATACTGTATCAGCACGCTTCTGTATATCCTCAGCTTGTTCTTTTTGCTGCTGTGCCTGTTGTCCGTATAAATCCCAGTTAGCAAATTTCCTATTTAATCTGTCTACATCTTCAGCTGTGTTTACTAAATCCTGTGCCTGTCCTATTGCAGCCTTACCCATCCTAGATTGTGCAATACCCTGTAGCGCTGCGTTACCTGGTAGATAGTTTAATGCGGAAGCAAGATCACCACCTATAGTATCTAATCCAGTAGCCACTCCATTAGCACGGGCTGCCTTGGCTAAATTAGATTGTGCTAATGACATATTAGACCTGATAGATGCCTTCAGCATATCATAATCACGTGCAGCCATATTGGCTTCTAGAGCTTCTAATGTCTTTTGGTTCTTGGCTACAAAGTCGTTGAACTGATCATCAGTCATCGCGACTCCGCCATAGGTTTGTTGCTGATCAGCCATTAGTCATTCCTTAATATGGTCTGTATATAACTTCATTTACTACTTTAAGGTTCTCATCGCTCCATGACATTCCTGTTTCTTCTCTTCGTTTAGCAGTAACACTTTCAGCATCAGTACCAGCAGCTCTTGCTTGATTAACACTATTAAATGCTTCTCTGTTAGCAGCAGCATCATTATTAGCCGCATACTCAGCCGCATCTTTTTCTTTCTGGGCTCTAGCATCAACTGCTGCCTTAGCACTTGCAGCATTTTGTCTAGATTGTTCTAGCATCTCAGGTGTTACATCCTGTGGCTGCTTACCAAAAGCTGCGTTATATGCCTTAGCGTTCTTAGCATCTTGAGCATTCTTTCTTGCTCTCCACCAAGCATCAAATGTATATGACCCACCTGCAGGTGCAGCAGCTGGTTGCTGTTGTCCGCCGCCTGGAGTATTGTTATTGTTATTGTTATTGTTATTGTTATTGTTATTGTTATTAGGATCAGTAGCAGTATTAACATCAGTTTTTTCCTCACCGCCAGTAGCTGTTCCTGCGCCGCCACTCATACCAGTACCAGCACTCATACCAGCACTTTTATCGCCTGTACCGCCAGCTATAGGCGGATCATTAGGTCTTTCAGGATTAGCTGTTATTATAAAACCATTAGGATGAGCAGGATCAGGCTTAAATTGTAAGCCCCATTTTTTTAATTCTTCCATTGTTTGAGTTTCTACAACAGCCCCCACTTTATATGTATCGCTCTTAAGATTAGGACTTGTTAAGGCTTCAGTACTCATCGGCTTAGATGTAGTAGGGCCATTCTTAAGAGCGTCTTGCTGTGCTTTCCTTGCATCAGCTTCTCTTTGCTTATTAGCAAAATAAGCTTTCTGAGTTTCCTTATTTTGGGCTGCTTCTTTTTCTGTATTAAAGATAGTATAGCCAAGTTTCTTTGCTTCTCTTATAGCAATGGCTCCTTTTACTTTAACTACGCTATCAGTCTTAGGATCGTAATACCAGCCTGTCATGCTTATACTCCTATCATCTATAAAATTGTATCACACTTTAATAAAAATGTCAACATATATAAAATTACCATTCAGTATCATCCCTGAAGTCAGGCTCAGTTAACAACTGATTATGCCTGTCAGTGGTTATCGGTTTCACTCTGATATACAATGATCTAATAGCAATTAAGTCATCGCTCCATATATACAGCCGTTCAGCATTACCAGCACCATTCATAGAAGTAAACTTAAATGAATAATACCCAAAGTCCCCACGTCTAGTAAACATATCTTTTCGTAACCTAACTTTAGTGGGCTTACATTTTACATACCCACCTTCAGTCATTGTCTCAGCCGCTAAATAAACAATCACATACCTATCCTTCCATACTTTATTCATTATATCAGTCAACGCAAAGTTAATCATCCATTCATACTGGTTCTCAGCCCTGTCTGCAGTACCTAGGTATGCTGTAGCTAATCTAAACGGTTCAACTATATACCCATCTACCTTGGGTGCAGTAGCATCTGGGTCATCTTCGGATTTATAATGTCTCATCATCCAGAAGTCATTCAGATCTTCACCAGGTACCTTTACCCATTTCTTTTCATACTCCTGTGTAGCATCATTAAAAAACATCCTATTGCCTTCAATAGTCATGTTCTGATCCCCATTAGTTTCAACCATACTATCCAGCAACAAGAACCTGTTCACTTGGAATCTATTAAGACCTTGGAATGTCATTCCGCCAGCCATGCTATAGAATACATTCTCACCCACCATCTTGCTAATCGGATATATCTCACCCATGAAGTTAGTGTCAATACGTGGCAGCATAGTACCTTTGTCAGTTTCAGTTCTGAACACAACTTCTTGAGCAACAAAGTCCCAGGTGGCTGCATCTACGTTATAAAATCTGAACGCATAAAACAGTTTTTTGATGTCCTCAGCAGCCGTAAAGTTATAGAACGCCCTAAGCGCTGGGCTGTAGAACCATGCTACCGTAGGTGTAGACCCAACATAATCTAATCCCAGTGTAGCAACTATATCTCTAATATCCTGTATACCAAACGCCTGATTTATCTTACTAATGTACTCATCATTCCACCTATATATCTGACCGTATACCGTGAAGTCTAAAGCGTTAGCTTTTCTGGTAAGCCCATTAGTGTTTCTAATATCCGTTGTAAGCGACGTAACGCCATCAATGACATACAACTTATATGCAGCTATAGTTTTTATAGTCGCCGGTAGCAACGCTAATCTTTGATGTATAATGGGAATAGAATACCTATCAGCATCCCTATCCTCTATTCTTGCATTAGGTGTTACATAGACTTCCCTATGATACACGTTGTCCTCAATCCATATCTCAATAGGCCAATCATATAGTATATTAGGTGCTGATACAAATGAACCAAAGAACGCAATCTGTGGAAGATGCGTACCCACCTTCATAGGTCCTGAAACCAAGTATGAATAGAACAAAGTTTGTTTTTCTACATCCATACCAGCTGTACCATGTAAACTAAGTATACGCATAAAATATGCGTCAAAGCCATGTTTGATCTCAAAGTTATATAGTATGTTGTAGCCAGTAGTATTCCAGTACATCACCGCAGGCGACGCCACCTTAGGTCTAAGATAATCCATATTTATATCGCCAGTATCCCTGACTTCTAGCGCAACATAACTTGATCCCATATAAACGTTAAGCCCCTTTATCAATACGTTACTGGGCTCGCCATCTAGTACCTTGGTATCGTCCACTGAAGTCGCAACTATGGCTCCATCTATGGCGCTATAATATAAACCGGAGTTCTTATCTATACAATAGTCATATACGTATGGGTCGCTAAATACAGGTTCAGTAACACGCTTTGTTCCTAAAAAGTCCACGTCTAATAAGATGTCTGAGCAACCCTCAATAACAGCATACCCCCGAGGTACACTAGATTGCCCTTTCTCAATTGTTAACGTGGGTTTATATTTTTCTTCAATGGTACACTTAAGCCTACTATCTGACAAAACAGATTGCTTGGCTTCAGTGGGATAGTGTAAGTAAAGGTGTCTGTATCCTAAACGACCGCTGGGAATACGAATCTGTTCAAAGGAATCTTCAGCGCCGGTGCTATAGGGCTGGAGCCCAGCAAGGCCAGCGTTCATGATACCACTGAAGCCAGATGACACGCCAGCCAATATACCTGGTACAGGCAGTACCAAATTCATGCCCTGTGTTTTCTTTTTGCTGAAGTACTCGCCAGCACCACCTACATAATGTATCTGTACAACTTGTGCTCCTACGAATCCAGGTCCTGCATATATAGAGCTATCATTGCCTACGCTATACATGTCAGCTACAGATTGCAGGGCTCCAACAGGTCCTGCAGCAACAGCAAGATCTGACTCCTGTTGGAAGTACGGCATACCTGCAGTAATAGCAACATCAATAGCAGTCTGCAATCCAGTACCATTCTCCAGCGTCCCCTGCGATGCTTGCTTTGCTAATGAAGCCCCAGCTGGTATGGCGCCCTGTGCAAGTTTATACCATAACGGTAAATCTGGAATTGGGCTATCAATTTGTTGTTTCTCAGTAAATGATATAATATCTGAGGCTGAATTTCTGCTTAGCCATGTAGACGCGCAACTAACAGCACACGCATAAGCTGTATTAGTTACACTTACGCCCTGTCCTATATAAGGCCAGATACCATAGAAGCCCACTGACGATTCATTCTTAAGATTAGTACTTTTAGATGACGCAGATACCATCTTAGCACTTGATCTAAGCCCAACTGCTACAGGTGTCCATTTTTGATTCTGGAACTCTAAGTGGTACACAAGCCCATTGACATAGGCATAATAAAAGTAAATGGCATCTTTAATTGCGTATGTACCATAGTTAGCTAACTTAATATCTTTGACATCATATACTACACCATTATACCCAGATTTAGATACATTTACTATTGGTAAAGCTGATCCAGTAAGCTTGCCATCTATACCAACAAACCCATAGCCAGTAGCCACTATATCAGGTCCATTCTTTTGCGTGTTAGCTGTCAACTTAAAGTCCAACGACCATTGCTTAAGCGCCTTATTTAACCAGATACCAATGAGCAAATGGTTCTGTGTAACAGTAGAGCTCAATTTACACTGGTATATTAAATCTTGAGCAGTGATATATGGTTCATAATATGATATAGCATCTGTTATAGGTGGAAAACCAAATGTAATGGGGTTCAGTGTTACTACATTTAATCCAGTAATACCAGTACTGGAGATGCCATAGTAATTAGGAAATGGAGTTGGATTAGTAAAGTTGGTTACTTCAATAGACCTATGATATATTTCAACAGTAGTTTCATTGCGTATCTTAAAATATACTAAACGAGGTGTATCGTTATAGGCTGATGTAAATGTATAACGTACCGCATCCTCAGGTATATACTGTATCCTAGGTACAGAAGCTGTAACATTCCATTTGTAAGTTTGCTCAAAACCAACTGAATCTGGATCTCTAGTAAGCAACTCGCAAGTCCTATAACGTAATACAAATATATGGTTTGCGTCAATGTACCAGTAGTATTCTACATCTGGATCAGCCCAAGCACTCTGCATTATGACACGCCCAGGTGTTACAACATTCATCTTAACTGACTCTAATGTACGCATATCAACTGCATCAGCAGTAAACTTAGTATCTGGCTCTTCTAGCAAAGTAAGCACGTACTCTACATTATTATACCTGAACGTAATGCTATTAGTACTGTTCGTTATATACTGTACAGTTCTACTCCAGTTCCATACACCAGAGGGTGTAAAGTCAAATACGAGGCTGTCATTCAGTGCGATATTTACAACTGGATAGTTACAGCCTAATACAAGTAAGTCATCGCCAACAGCATATAACAAGCCATCTACATCATCAATAGTATATTGATGAGCTTGATCATAATATGTATTAGATAGGTCAGCTGGTATATAGATACCAGTAGTTGTGAATTGAATAAGTGCCTGGTTGTATGTAGGTAAGAAGAATGGGCTACCTGTATTTAGTTCTATAATAGCCCGTTGTATTACTAAGTCATATTCAGTATTGTCTCTGAACTTCAGATACCATATACCCAGCAATGACGGCTCAGTACCATACGATGCCTTCTCCACCTGTACTAAATAGCCAGTTAGCTGATTAACTAATTGTAGATCTGAAGTAACATCCCAGTTAACAAGATTAGTAAATGTGGCTAAAGCAAACTGAGGTAATCTAGTATCTTCAAGATCTATATCAGCACTAGTGCTATTAGTTTTGCCATCAAGTGTTGTAGCTGTAATTGTAACATGTTGTGTATAGGCTGGGGCTACATAAGCAGCACCTAGATTACCAGTAACTGTAGGATCGCCGAACTCAACTGTAAAGAATATAGGTTCACCTAAAGCTGGATCGACTGTTGTACCAGCCATATCTACAATGGGATATCCTAATGAACCAGTATATGAAACTTCAAAAGCACCAGTTGATGTAGTTAGTCTAGTAAACTCATCTTGTAGCTTATTGTCAATATAAGTATACATAGAGCCAACCAGCGCAAATCTAAATGTGCTTTCTATCTCAGCCTCAACTGCAATTGCTAATGGCAATTCTCCAGATGTAGTAGCCATTACATTCATCCCATTTATGGGATATGTAGTATGTGTCCAGCTATTGTCCTGTATAGAATTACACTGGCTAATTACTTGTAGAGCAGCTGTACCAAAACCTAAGTTACCAAATTGAATATCCATATAGTTGATATTAGGTGGTATAATACCTAATGAGTATGAACCTTTGCCAACTTTAGTATTACCAAGCACAACAGTATAATCAATAAGATTGTTATAATGAACAGTATAGTTAAAAGGCCAAACACCACCACTGCTAGTACTATGCTGATTATACTTAATACCCCATTCACCGCCTATAGCTTTATATTGTAACGAGTACTCAGTGGATAAATCATGTTGTCGTACAGCCCAGCCTACAAGCGTACCCTCAGCAATCTGCGTTCCAGAATCATCATAACAATCAGCACCAGCAATAGTAAGTACTAAATCAGTATAAAAAGTATTACCACTGCTAGCTTCTCTAATTTGTAGTATGTCAGTAAGCACAAAATCATAAGCGCCAGGCGTTGCTGAAGTAGCCACGCCAGTACGTTCAGCAGTGGACGCTCCAGATGGATCATTTGAGTCAAAAATATATGGGGCTGTTGATGTTATAGATAATGGAGTAAGTATGTTCTGGTTTATATTATCATATTCCCAGTAGCTTACAAGATTATTTTTATGAATAGCACTTATTTCTAAAGTATCTAATTGTCCAGTGCTTAAATACATCTCAGAACTAGTACTATTATATGATATAGTTCCAAGCGATATGGCTGGAATAGCAACACTAGTTAAGAATGTGTATGTATATGGGTTGCCAGTTATAGTTCCAGGTACAAGCCCTATATAGCCAGTAGACACAACAGCGTCAATTATATCAGTAGCAGTCTTAGGTGCCGCAATAATTGAGATAGGAATACAAGCAGCAAATGTACCAAAGTTCTGCGAAAAAGCAACCATTACAAAAGGTAACTCTATATTAGTTATGTTATTTCTAATGTACCTATAATCAGGCCAAAAGCCACCGATATTAGGAACTGGAAGTAGCCCTGAGCCACTTGGCGACATATAAGCAGCACCAGGTTGCGCATAATTAGTAATAGTTGTACCTGTAGCACCAGTCATAGCTGGCGTCTGTAACCTATCCAAAACATTCGGCAGCGTAGGATATGTAGTATCTAATGCACAATATCCAGCAAGCCAATAGTTATATTCAGAACTAGCGCCAGTATTTCCTTTAGGATCAGTTATCTCAAGTACTTCAACTTTAAGCGATATAGCATCGCTCATAAGCGTAGTAAAATGTCCAGCATCCATAGGACTAAGAACAGTACCATTCCACCAGCTATCGCCAGCAAATGCTGAGTTACCACTATTATACCTTTGAGATAATGTAGCTGTTTCTGTATATGATCCAAATAACGGGGCTGTAGTACCACTTGAATTAACGCCACTTTGAAAAATACAAGGCGCCCATCTAGCATACCTAAGCCATTTCTCTTTATGATAATCATTAACAGTTACTCGTAGCTGTACTGTACCAACATTAAATACCATGTTATCGGCTTTAATGCTAGTTACAACTTGTCCATCTCCAATAGCCAAGCCATTAGGACCTATGTCTGAATTAGGTCCAGCTTCTGAAACAGTTCCAAGTACTTCAAAATTAGGATATGTAAGCCCGCCTACATAATAAGCAGTAGCATTTCCTCTGAACTGCCACGTCTTAGAATCTGTCCCCACTCTAAACTGCGCAATCAAGTCCTCTTTAGACCTATATTTAATAATGTCTCTGTCATCAGCGAACTCAGTGTTATCACCTATAATAGTGTAATGATAATGATTATATGATAACTTTTCAAAATAGTTCCACCAAGCACCAGCCCCACTTATATTTCCTCCAGTTCCATCTACCCAAGTGCCATCATCATTTATAGTTATAGCAAGATAATTGCTGGCGTCCCCTAGCTGCAAAGTTTGGCTAGTTCTATTATACCCAGTTCCCATTATACCCATAAAATCAAGGTCAATTACCGATGTGTCAATGTAAGCTTGTCTATATAAGAAATAGTCCTCAGCATCTACTTTAGGTGTAACTTCAAATCTATAATTAGGATATGTCTCAAGTTTTATATTATGTGTGTCTTCCAAACTAAATGACTTTATAGTACTATCCTGTAATTTAAGGACAATCTCTACATTATAATATAAGCGAGTGCGTCCTACAAACTTCATTACAGGATCACCGTCAACATCATTATAACTAGCTATATTGTCTACATAGCCATACTCAGGTACACCAATTAGACAATCTATACCTTGCAAAAAGCTAAAATTAAAAAAGAGCTTGTCATAGTTAGATTGTAGGGAATAAAATGTATCCGTAACTGCCTTTAATAAGACGCCATTTTCGCTATACAGTTGACCATGCGGTTCAAGTGTGTACTTAGTATCTGTAGTAAATAAAGAGAACTGGTAGCCATGCCAGCCCATGAAGTAGCCATCGCGTTCCCACTTAATGGAGTTAGCCAGCATATTGCTTGCAACAGCTTGTGCATTGGCTGTAAACGTAGGTTGCCCAACTGGTACTACAGTGTTTTCCTGTGATACCTCAAGTGGACTGGTTATAGGTATCTCATACTCATTAAAATCAGACAACTGGTTGTTCTCCTGAACTCATAGCAGCCAGCTCGACCTGACCGCGCTTCACGGAATCAATAAACGCCTCTAAAAGGAAATCTTCTAGACGTGCTAGTGTATCTGCGTCAGTACCAAGATATTTTAACAACTGATGTTTAACTGCAATCATGGATGTAACTTGTATCTTGCTAACCGTATAGTCAATATCTTTATATCCCTTTATCCCAAGCAACACGTCAGCTACAAATTGTTCCTGGAGCAACTGCTGATAATTAACATTTCTAGCAGCAGGTTTAGCATCTGGTTTGTTGTCATGATTAACAGTAACAGCTACATAAGCATCATTGATAAGCTTCATTATACTGTCATATGGTATAGAAGCAGGCCCTCGTTTCATACCAGCTTCAAATCTAATGAACATCTTAACTATATTAGCTACAAACTCAGCCATCAAGAACAGCTGCGACTGATACTTAGCATCCCGCATCTGATCCAGCGCAATGACTGCAGCTGCGCTCCTGTAGTTCTCCATGTCCATGCTGATCTCTTGCACGCCTGCAATCTCATACATCCTTGACTTCAATCCCTCTATCTCAGCTGCCAAAGCTGGATCAAGTGGACATGGGTTGATAACAGTCATGAACCCAGCGGTGTCTCGGCTATCAATAAACAGTGCTTCACCTGCACTATTATTAACAGCCTTCATCACAGCATCTGTATCTGCAGTACTGAATACTGGAACAGGTCCTTTGTAATTAGTAAGCAGCTGCGTTTGCTTAGCCATCAGCTTGCTCATTTCCCTTTGCAACGGGAACAACTGATCAAATAACGATGATACTGTAGTCCGTTTCGTACCTAGATCCCAGCTCAATGTACTAATCTGTATCTCATCAAATGGGTACTCAATAGGCTCAAGGTTCTTAGTATCAATACACGCAGTTGCTTTATGTCCCTGCGCGTCTATATACAGCTTAAGATCCACTGATAACTTATTTTCTAAATACGACACATCAAAGTCAGTGCCCTTTATATATGGGTCTAGCTCCGTTACAGGGAACATGAAGTCCCTAATCATTATCTTTCTTATTCTACCTTCGTTAAACTCCGGTTCAAAGCACGCCATCTCCCAGTCGCTTACTTTCTTAAGCTTGTTCGTCCAAGGATCCATAAATATATGGCTATAACCAAGAATAGCTGCATCATGAAAACACTCCGTTACTAAATGCTCAAGCCTATATCGTTCCATCAGCTGTCTGATATACCGTTCTACAGGATACTTATACATCTCCAACAATATGAACGGCTCTCTCGCCTCAAGAGAAACATCAAACGTTATATTAGATATACGAGCTATCACAGTATCAATAACTGACTTCATATAGTTACAACTTATACCAGTACCAGTGTCGCTGCGTTCTTGATCATATACTGTGAACGGTATAGCGTTATATGAACTAAATGACCAGTCATAACTTTTCAAAGAGGGGAATATCTTATTGTAATACGCGCAAACCTTAAGATATTCCCGCATATATTTATGTTCCACAAGTGCCATCAGCTTATTGAAGTCAGTCTTCACTAAAGGCGGCAGCTCGTAGTCTTCTTCAGAATACTGCGACGGATAAAACAATCCGTCTACTGAATTCCTATTCCAATGCAACTTATTGTCTATCATAAGTTCCCCTGTAGATAATCCATAAGATCTTTATTAGTAATATCGCTACCCTTCGGTGGGTCAGCAAGCACAGTACCTTTACTAAGGTACATAACCATAGGCCCATTAGTAATCTTCAACTGCACGTCAGCCGGCGCCTTTCTTACTAGCTCCTGTAAAAACTCCAACGACCATTCTTGCTTCACCAGTATACGCATGGCTTTCTTATACTTAGCATGCTCTACAGCAACTGTCCAAGCATCTGCTATAATCTGTCCAATGAAACTCCTCTTCTTAGCCACGATACAACTCCTTATTTAGCATTTTAAGGTTCTCATTGTCTATCTTTTTTAACTCTTCATCACTATCCCAAATAGCATCATCGTCTTCCCCAGGTTTATGATACTGTTTTGCAGGATTATAATATCTATCAGCAAGCCATCTATTCTTAATTGGATTAGCACTAGCTATCCTCGGATTATTACCCATACGTGCTTTATGAAATATAGACTTAATACTTTCAGGCGGTATACCAAGCTTTCTAAATTCCTTCCCTATATCCTTAAAATCTACTCCCTCTAGCTCAGCTGAGTAATCACCTCTATTATACTTTCTTCTCAAATTAGCTGCAGCATTAGCTAGCTTACCCATTGCAGCACTATGTTCTAAGGCATCATAGGCAGCTTCAAGATCACTAAACTGTTGTTCCATTTTACCGTGCTTATATAAAGGAGCAATTGGCTTTACCTTCTTAGCCCTATGCTCAGCATATGTATCACGCTGAGTAGGACTTGACCCATCTACTCTAAGATCAGGCCTAAAATCAGGTTCATCCTCCATTATGTCCTCAGCTTCCACTAAATACGCACTCTCAGGACTCTTATGTCCAGAAAGTATACGCATCTGCTCATCAATTGTATGTCTTCCTTTTTTATCAGCTTTTACTGGATAAGCTAAATAACTCCATCCTCCGATAGGACTTTTATCACTTATCTCAGATACCATCCCAGGTATATGTATGTCTCGTTCATCATTAACATTACCCCAAGCAGGCAACAACTTCCCAGGTTCTATTTCAGTTTCATAATACTTTATACCATATCTAGGTTTACTCATACAAGTAGCCCCTTTCTCATACCGCATGCTCCTTAGTTTCAAG